GTGAATTGGTAACAACTGCTACTGGCATCTTCTTAACACTCCCTGTAGGACTAACAAATATAAACGCCAGTGTCCAGGCCGTCATCAGCAACATAACAGTCCGGATAACATTTACACCAACGTCATACCAATGCATCTATGGGATAATATCTTCCTGAGTTTTAATAACAACTTGCCATGATTTACCAGTACCATCAACGATATCTTGGTAAGTAATGGATGCCCGCACCAGGTCACCTTGACCAGACAGACCAACCGAGTAAGTATCCTTAATTGCTACCGGCGCAAGTAGGGAGATAGAGTTGTTAGCACCCTTAGAAGCGGTAACAGTAATTGACTGTGCTGTCAGTGCTTTGTAAGCATCATAGTCAGCACGGCTTTCGAAGTCTCGCTCCATCGTCATGGTTGATGCGCGCTCACCATACTTAATAAACTGTGCCCCACGTCCAGTGTTCTTAAGCCGGAACTGGGCATCAGCGTTATCTTCTACCTTGAAGGAGAAGGTATCAGTATCAAGTACAGGGGAACCAGTTGGAATTTCCACACTGTACTGACCAGCACCAAATGGTACAGTAGTTGGCCAGGTTGGTACTGGTAGCGATTGCACAGCTTCGTCGCGACCTTTAACCGTTGTCTGGAAAGTCAGAATGCCATTGTCAACACCAAAAGTGAAGCCAGATAGACAAACTCCAGTGTAGCCGTGAACAATACCATTTCTAACTATCGTTATAGATAACGTCTTGTTCGCTACTGCCGCCGGGGTCGGGATGATAGTATACGTGAAGTTAGGTGACGAACCAGTTTTCGCAATCGATGAACGAGAAGCCCAAAGGAAGTATAGAACAACATCTTCCAGTGATTCTAGTGCCAAATCGCCTTCGACGTGGAAGTTACCGGGAATTGCTCCAATAACATCGGCAGACTGCCGAATTGGCCGACGGAATACTGTATCCTGTGGGGTAGTAATAGTTTCGCTGGTAAATGGGAAGAATTTCGTTGGGGCAGCAAAAACACCAGGAGTTACCGCAGTGTTAGTTGCTGGAATTGCCCCAGCCGGCGAGCCTGGTGTTGTATCAATGTCTGTGGTAACTAAGCCCACAGCCTTGTAAAATAGTTCGGTACCGGTAAGACCGCCAGCGGCCGTTTTGTATAACCGATAGCCAGTAGCACCGGTAACCGCAGCCCAGGTGACAGTTACCGTCGAAACAGAGCCGGTAGTAACAATTGTACGCTCGTTACTAATGGTTGTTTCACCAAGAGCATTAATTGCCGTAACGGCATAAATATATGTACCAGCAAGAATGGTACCACCTGAAGCCGCAGTAGCCAACGCTGACTGAACTGGTGGTGATAATTGCTCAACTGCCATACCAGCAATACCACCAGCACCAATACCAATTGCCATTTAGTTTCCCTCCCTTCAGCTATCAGTAGGTTCTTCGACTAGAACGGTAGATACCTGAACAAACGGTGGAAACTTCGCATCCGCTAATTTCACACCATTTAGTAGTTCAAAGTTTCGTACCATATCTTCGGTGATCTCAACAGCCTCACCAGCCGGTAATAAGCCAATACCGTCGACTAGTACGTCTCTATCCGATTCTACTTCAAATCGTAGCATGGCTACTCCTATGACGGTGCGGCCGGTGGTGACAAATACGTCTTGGTTTGTGCTTGATAAAGCAATCGAACACTGCGAAACATGCTATTATTTGCCATCATAGTATTACCACGTTGTGTTGAAACTACATAACCATGAATGACGATACCACCAAGCGTAGTATCTTCATGCAATTTTCGCTCAAGCGCCGTACCTCGATCATCTGCGGCTTTACGTTCTGTTGCTTCATCTCCAACTTTACTCCAGTGTAATGCAACTTCCACAACTAGAGTATTTTCGGTTCTACCACCAGGTGCCGCCACGCCAGCAAGGGCTCGCTGTTTACCACCAGGCTGAACAATCGCCGCACTATTCCGTGGAACCATGGTATGATCGCCATAAAGTACATCTTCCAGCAGTAGTGCCGTCTTGTTAGCATTGAGCAGAGTTTCGATGGCTTTCGCTACGACAGTATCGTCATCGGTGTGTATGGCCATCAGAGCCCACGCCCTTTAGTTTCTGGTCCCCAATATTTATCCACCTGATCGGACATGAAATTAAAGAAGATGCCGTAAATTTCTACTTCTTCATCTCCAGTGAGTTGAATAAAAGGTCGAGCAGGAATTTTTCCACCAGTTGATGGATACAGAATATTTGTGGAATATAAACCGAATCCACTACCAATCATACCCTTGAATCGTTCATAGAATGATCCACCAGTACTACCTGGACCGAATCCGCCAGATCGAGTAATTCTCCCTCGCAGGCTGCGACTTACCCGTTGTGTTGGCGGGTTGCTACCTAATTGCATAAATGGCGCATATGGTACCTTTTGGTCAAGATAGGTTGTACGGAGGCGGAGCATGTCTACCCCATCTCTACCAACTGCACTAACTAATTCCCATAAATTACGTTGTGTTGCTGTTTTTCTTAGTCGACTAGTACGTTCAAGAATTGGTCCTCGTGAGAATCCTAGATACATCCGATTCATAATTGTGGTTTTGGCTAACGGCTTCCACTTTGGTCGACCTTCTTCGCTAAAGTTCTTTTCAATAGAAGGAATAACAACAGCATCACGTGCTTCCGCCAGTGGTACCCGCCAAGTTCTAAACTTCATTTCCATTTTATCAATATCACTAGCGAAAATAAAGGCGCCCTGCACAAAGTTGAATCTAGGATCAATTTGAATGGCGGGAATATTTAAGCCCGAGGATACCGCTTGTGAAATTACAAACGGGGTGGGTCGTGGAAATGCACCTGGACCAGTCATTTAGAAAACCTTGCCCATAGAGAACTTTGCTGGTCCTAATGATGGATCAGCAAATGTAGGTTCCATTGCCGAAGATGCATCGTTAGGATAATAGCTAGCACCAAGGCCACTTCCAACTTGCGGAACAATGGGAATTTCAATGGTGCCATCTAGCAAGCCAGATATAAGCATTTCGGCATTGGTACGTAGCATTGCTGCATAATCGTTGCCACTATCTTGATTCTCGCTATATGTTCTATCATAGAACCAAGCAACATACATCTTGGAAATGATAACTTTGGCTAAATCAGGCGTGGTTAACTCATCTACCCACAGGGTAGTATCATAGGCGCTGCTTAGGCGGCCTAATACCTCAGTTTCTATCTGATTCAACAATGACGCATCAAGGGTGGACAGATTAAGCTTAGTGCCCTCTGCCCACCCTTGCGCGTCATCGGGGGTAATACGTGCCATTACTCCCCTATCTTACTTCTTATCCTCCACCTTAGTGGTAGTGGGCGCTGATGCTGCTTTAGCTGCATCCGTAGCAGCTTTTTCGGCGTCTTGCTTAGCCTTTAGCTCTGCGTCGATTGCTGCTTTCTTGGCTTCGGCTTCTTCCTTCTCAGACTTAGCCACACCCTTAGCAGTTTCGTCCTTTACTTCTACATCTGGGTCGTCAAGGGGTGACAGCGCCTCTTTACCCTCAGGCTCGACATCAACAATGCGAACCTCAATTGCCCCAGAGTCATGTAGTTCAACAAGCTGTTCCTTAGTGAACTTCTCCGGATCAACTGGATCGCCCGCAGCAATAAAATCGTTGGGATCGCCACTAAACTTAACATTAGTTACGGCAAACAGCTTCTTAGGCATGATTCTCCTCAACTACGCAATCGCGGCTTTGATGAGGCATCCTGCCACAGCTAGCTTGAGGTCATAACGACGAGAAGCACGGATCAGATCCGACTTTCGTGGTTCCTCACGCCAGCGATCGACATACTGGGTACCCCATGTGAACTCATAACCAAAGGCAGGAATCTTTAGACCAGGGCGCGGTGGCACCCAAGCCATAAGAACATCCTTGCCCCACAGGTAACCGAGCGATGCGGTAGCACCAGGGTTTGCCGTGTTAATACCAGTACCTGGCACAACCACGGAAGAGAATCCAAGAATAGCCGCAAGGAGTTCAGGGCTAAAGATGGCTCGCTCAGAGTACTTGATGCGCTCTAGGAAGTCTGGGTGATCTTCCAGTGAGGTCATAACCTGATAAGGAACCACCAAGGTGTTTGGTTCCATGAAGATGTGCTGGTGGACAGTGAGCTTGCCAGTACGCAGATCAGAGATTGGGTCCGATGTTGCGTAGTTAGCCGAGTTCCACTGGGCGCCACCAGTAAGAGTAGTACTCATACCAGAAGCATAGTTACCAGTAGTGGTAACTAGGTTCTTGATTGCAACCTCACGGCCAAGCATAATCTTGGACGTAACTAGCTCAGTTGCATCGCGATCCGGTGCTAGTGGCGAGTCCACGTTCGTACGCTCTTCATCCGTTACCGGAATCTGAAGAGAGTGCTCACGTGCAAAGTAGGTGTCAGTTGAAAGCTGGTAACCCTGAATCTCGTTCGCAACAGAGCCAGGAGCCCGGTTGTCATCTTCTGGGAGCCAACCTTCACGTCCGAAAATGTAGTATTTATCGGACTGCTTTTGCACTCCTACTGACGGTAGAAGCCGTTCACCGACTAACCCATTATTTGGCCAGGCAACGCTAATCTGAGTCAGAATTGAATCAGTATGAACGTTACCCGCACCACTAGGGTTGTAAGCTGCCATTTAGCTATCCCTCCCTTCAGTTTACAGAACCGGAAGACCGGGAGTAAGTAGAACCTGGACAAGGTCACCAGCGGCAACGGTGCCGGTAAGACCAACGATTATGCCAAGCGGGACATGAGTAGAAGCTGCCAGTATTACGCCGCCGGTTGTAGATGATGCTACTATGCTACCGAGTACAAGAGATGTTGCGGTGGTAACAACAACAGTAGCAATACCCATTAGCCGGACATCGGCTACCACCTTACCGGTGGCAACCTTAACCTGGTCCACGTTCTCCATTACCACACCGATAGAGCGGGTAGTGGAAGCAACGTTTAGGTCAATGGTACCAGCAGTAGCACCGAACTTAACAAATCTGTTCCACACCACACCAGCAGCCGCCGATGAGTTATAAGTGGAAATTACCAGAAAGCCCTTGTCTAGGACAAAGTTTGCACCTGCACCAGCCATTAGTTATTCACCCCACTCATCAGCTCTTCACGGTAACGAGCATATAGGGCAGGGTCGTCAGCCGCAGCACGCTCTAG